AAGAAAAGTTACAGAATTTGTCAAACCCTAACAATGGTGTTATTGACTCAAACGATTTATATACTATTCGTAAAGAAATAGGTAACGATATTAAGAAATTCTCTGAGGCTTCGCAGAATTGGGATGCTCGTCTCACTAGCGGATTAGAAAAGAATGTTAAGAGCTACATTGATAACGCTATTGAGAAAGCAGGTAACAGTGGTGATTGGAAGCGTTACTTAGATACATTCCAACAGCAGTCTACTAAGATTAATCAAATGCAGATTATGCAAGCACTTGAGAAACAGCTTGGAACTCCATTAGGTAATGCCGAACGAGTTGCAGGGTTTGCAGCAGCAGTAGAAAACGCTCCTAATCTAATTAAGCGTTCTACAGGTCAAGCTCGGTTCCAAAAGCTAGACGACATTATGACTAAGAAGCAGATGAATGACATTGATAGTTTATTAGCTGATGTCAGTCGTGAAGCTAGGGGCGATACATTAGCAAGTCTATCAAAAGCTGAAGGACAAACAACTGCTGACCTCCCTAACTTGCTGAACCGCTATGCAACAGCCACCAACACAGTGTTAAAGTTAATTAAAAAGGATGCTGTAGCTGACATCAATAGATTAATGGCTACGATGACGTTAAACACACCTTTATTGGCTGACTTTATTCAGGGTGTACCGCCAAGTAAAGCGGAAGCGGTTGTCAAAGCTCTGTACTCGAAACTTACACCAGAAAACAGAGAAGCATTAAACAGAGCGTTAATTATCAGAGCCACTGTGCCACAAATGACAGGCGGTGGAGAATAATGTCCCACATACACACTATACACACAATGAAGAACTATGTC